AAAGAGAAGCAAAAAAAGAAAAAGACGACACACCAAAACTCCCAAAGAACCCAAGCTTGTTTTTGACTTATTTAAAATCAAACCATAGCAAGGTATGTCCAGCAATTGCATTTGTTGATGCAAATGATACTGAGGTTAGAGTATAGTGATTGAAGAAGGACTACACACATACATCAAATGCTCAAAGTGTGGTGATACAGTTCGTGCATCAAGGCACACTCCTGAAGAATGTAAAAAGAATCGCGAGGATACAACCGCAAAGACAGGAGAAAGATTTGAATTACATTAACAGTCAATGTATTACTGAGAATCTTACACATGTGACTTCACACGAAGGGTATGATGGGATAATGAACAACGGTATTAAAATAAGAGACATGGGAAAAGATGCATTACTATACAAGCCACCTGGATTCTGGATATCAATTAATGGAGACTGGGAGGAGTGGTGTACTGGAAATGACTTTAGAGATGTAAAGAATGCAACAATATGCAATGTCTATCTAAAGCCTAATCTTTTGTTTATTAGAATATCTGCCGTAAGTGATGCTGATGAACTTTTTTTGTTTCTAATCCCTGAACTAAAACATCATAATCTTTTTCCACATTTTTCTTCTTCTTTTTCCTCATTAAGTGATTTAATGAATATTTCACAATATCAGATAAAACAATTACAAAAAGGTAATATTGTAACTGCACGTTCTGTATGGGGTAAAGCACTGAATGTTTGTGATGGCATATACTATGAGGATTCATCTGATTTGCATTTTCACACTATTTTCAATACTTGGGATGCTAGCAGTATTGTACTTTTTGATCCTACAAATGCAATTATTTCAAAAAAGGAGAAACTGTATTGAGTCAGAATTATTGGTGTCTGTTTTGCGGTGTGAATGGTCCAAGATGGAGTTCATCATCTGAATTATTTAATCACATGATAAACACTGTACACAATGACAAACAAGGAAACATGGTATTTTTTGCAGGAGATACTAATGGATAATATTTATTTTAATTGTATCACAGATAGGGGGATAGAAAAGGGAATGTTTCAAGCTATAGTTTACAGCAAAGATGAAGTCTTTGTGCAAAAAATTTATTCTTGGAGTGATGAGTGATGACAAAAATTTACGGTAAAGGTTATGAGATACTTGCTTTCTTTAACATAGAATACGAATCATTCATACAAGAATTTGCAAGCGAGCTGATGAGCAATCCTAACAAAAGATACAGACTCTCTCTTGTCCCAGCTCCACAATTAAAGAGGAAAAAGAAATCATGAGATATCATCTTAACGGACATTTTGTTGAGGATCGTGTACCTGATGGTAATCACTTCCCAGTACATCATACCATAGATGCAGCCATTGAAACATTTACAGAATTACAAGACAGGTATGATTCGTTCTTATCATCGTACAATCCTAGATTTTGTTATGGATTGGTCCTAGGAATATCAGAGGAGCCAACTCTAGTAGAATGAGTTACATTCCTTTAACTCCTGCAAATTTTGATGAGCACAAAAAAAGAATACTTGAGATAATACAAAATATAAAGATTGACGATTTAGACACTGATTTTGAGATGAGTCTAAAAAATGGAATAATGATGGGAAATCATGCAAACAATTGCGATTCTTGCAATATATTACACTATCTAATGGCATTTGTAATTGACAAGCATCGATTGGAGGTAGGAAAATGAAAGATAAAGATGTTGAACTACATGTAACAAAGTCAAGTGACTATGATCATGATCCAAAAGGAGCATTACGTGCATTAGATAAAACAAATGTTGCAGTCATTGTCATATCAAAGAGCTGGTTTGATGACAAGCAAACACAAGAAGAATATCAACATGCAGTTGATTTGGGCAAGCCAATGATTTACATTTTTAGAAATATTTTACCTGATAATATTAAAGACAAATCCATTCTAAACTATCCCAACCTATGTGGAATCCTTTATGATTACACAAAAACAGGTGATGAACTATCACCTATAACTTTGATTGGTTTGAGGAAAATGCTTGCAACAATTGCAAAAACCCAGAAGATGCAATGATTTTCTGGGAAAAATATGATCCAATGCAACAGTTTATCATCATTGAGGATATAGTTGGACTTTGCATGATGTATGAAAATTCTCAACATCCAATTGGCGAATTCAAGCTAGATACTGGAGGAGGTGGATTTGTTTATTCTCTTTTTGTAACATGGAAGCGAGCAGATCCATATAATAAAAATCTGCTAATTGAGATTTTAAAAAAAATAATTAACAAATATGAAATTGACAAAAAAACTGACGAGATAAAAAAAACATATCCGTCTGCTGCAAAGTTCTCATATGACTATCTAACTGAACATGGAATCAATCTAGTTGATTAAAGACAAGATAGATGATCACAAGCCTTGGAAATTTTATTATGGAAAACATGATAAACTTGATGCGACACATAGTTTAGCAGAAATTGATGGTCCATTTGATATGTATAACATGGCAATAGAAATTCCATTAGAACAAATGATTCCAATAATGAAATTAATGAAAAAAGAATCTTTTGATTGTGCAGACCGTTTTTCTGTAACTGGTGGAATAATTCAAGGTGAGTTTGAGATTTGGGATGGAGATTATAAAAAACACTTGTACTTTTGTGTGGATTTTACATTACAGCAGGCAATAAAATTCTTAAAGCAGACAAATCCTGCTATTGGTTTTATTCCAGTTGGTATTCCGCAAATGATGATTGGAGCACAACACATTTTTACAATTGAAACTATCAGAGAAATACTGAAAATAAAAACGTCTATTGATGAAGATTCTAATCGACCTGAAACTTGGAAGGTAGGATAAATATCAATTATATCTGAACCGTCTGTTAGCTCTGATTTTAGATATTTGAAATCCTTGTGGGTCATACTTTTGTTTACCAATCATGCAGTAAATAATTGCCATAACTACATCCTTTGGGTGATTGTATTCTTTCTTGGCTTTTTGTCTGGGGTCATCTTTGCTAATCTCCATATTTGTCTTATCTAGATCTTTTCTTGTAATATCACAAAAGTCATTAACCAAAAAGTCACACTCCCAATCGTTTTTCATTGGAATTATTAGCTGGGACACCTGTTTGCCATTCCCATTTGGAACCTTACTGCCAACAAAGTCAATAAAGTTCTGAATTACCTGAGTCTTATCTACTGAGTAAAATTCTTTTTTTTCACCTACAGTTGGCGCATCTATAATATCCTGGTTTTTGTGCCTCATAGTTTCTGTAGTTATGTTGCCTGAAGTCCAGCATCCCTTGACTCGTCCTCTCCCTAGTCCTGTAACTTTTTCACCAAATGATGTGTAACCACCGTTTTGCATCATGGTTACTTTGTCCTTACCATACCCCAAGTCAGCTACACAAAAGTCACAGCAATACTCGTTGTATAGTTTAACAAAGTATGTAGCCTGATCATACTCGTGTTCTTGCGGTCTAGAATCAATCCATGCAATCTGATAACGATTTGTCTTTCGCCAGTAAATAATTACAGTTCCAACAGTCTTTGATGCTGCTGGACCCGAACCCCAATCAATTCCTAAAAATATTAAAACTTCTTTTCCATGTTTTTGTTTTAATTCGTTTATTTGTTCTGGAGTTAACAGTGTAAGGGTATAGTCATAGCAAGCCTCAACCATTTCTGGTGTAATTGGTCTGCGCATTGCCTTGAAGAAATTTCCATATACGTGAGCTTGCACTATACTTGTAGGATTGTATTTTTCTTGAAACTCTATGGAATTCTCAGGTCTTGTCTTGTAAAGATTGACTGCATCTTGTATCGTTAATGGAATTCTTGCAAAGATTGTTTGTGGCATGTGGTATCCTCGATACTCTTTGTTTTCAGGATATGCTGCAACCCATTTTCCTGCAACAATATTTTCTGGATGCTCATTTGCAAGATACCCATCCTCATCAAACTTTAATTTCTCCCTCCAGTATTTATCATCAAACCTCCATTCTCTTTGGTCTGACTTTTTCCACAACTTGTACCATTCAGAACCAGCTTCTCCACCAATTCCCAAATAGTAACACTGTCCCTTAGTCATAGTCATTGAGTATAGTGCTGCTGCTCGAAACTGTAATTCTTGATACTGGCATTCATCAAATACCATTAAACTATTTGTCATCCCCTGAACGTTGTTGAATTCGTTCTCATCAGTTCTGACATAAATTACAGAATTGTTTGTAAGATTAATTTCTCCAACGTTTGCTCTTCCATGCATTAAAAATGGAGATAACAGTTCATTTCGCAGCATTGTATCTTTACGAAATCTCTGTTTAGACCATGCAGAAACACGGTCTTCCCTGTCAACTATATATGTGACCTCAGAGTTAGCATGACTAGTTGCGTAGCAACCGATGATATCCGTACCAAATGTACTTTTAAAACTTTGACGGCCATTAACGACAACGATATTCGGTGATTTATCTTCGTAAACAGCAACCCAGAATGGTTCCCACTCAAAGGTTCGCTTTATCTTTCCAACATAGGGACGAGCAACTTTAATCCATTCCAGATGATCAGTTGGTAGCTGAGTGATTCCTGATTTTATTTTAGGCGGTGAAACTTTTTTCTCAATGTCTTCTAGCTTTTTCTCAAATGAATCAGCCAAGTTACCTACCTGACTTTAGAAAATCCTTTAGTAATTCAGGTGGAATTTTATCTAGTTTCTTTTCAATGTCTGCTAGTCTTCTTTCGTGTTGGTATGCTTTTGCAAGTCCTGAATGAACTTGTGCCATATATCCGATAGAGCCACCAAGTTTTGTCAGATAGTCAAGTGTTGGTTGTGAGTTGTCATCTTCATTTTCTTTTTCATATGTAATGAATCGCTTGTGCAGTCTCTCAAAAATTTGAATGACTCCTTCATACATTTTTTCAGTCTCTAGCTTTTCTGGTTTGTTATTTTCCAACAGCTAGAAACTTTTTTTTGGAATAAGGGTATTTTGGTCTTGAGGGTTTCTTAAAGGGCAAATATTTATGCAATGATGGGTGAAAAAAAATTGGTATTAAACAATGGAGGAAATATTTGGCAACATGCCTTGGACATAGAGCACGAACCACTAAATATCCTAACGGCACTGGATGTTATCATAGATCACGTTCGACACAAAAAAGAGATAATTGGGAAAAATTTCAATTATGTTTTTCTTGCGCAAGAAAGATTCATCCAGAATTTTATAAAGGAAAAAAGAATCATGGAGTCCGTACAGTAAGAAAAAGTGAATACACAGAGACTCCATTTAGTATAGTAGAGATGCCAGTAAAATAATTTGTTAATACCTTTAATTGAGAAATCCCTCTAAATTCATGACACTTCAAGCTGGTAAGATGTATCGACCATCTGATATTGCCTTTGATGTTGCTAATGATGCAGTCTATGTTGCAGAGCAATTTAATCATAGAATTTCAAAATGGGTTTATACACCTGGCTTTTTTAATTTCTCACTTGCTGATGGAAATGTTACAAGTCTAACTCTTGCAAACGGAGGTACTAGTGGTTATGTAAATGCATTATTGGTAATTGAAGGTCCTGCTGGAACATCTATTGCAAATGCAACTGTTTCTGCTGGGAATGTTACTACAATTACTGTAACTAATGGCGGTTCAGGTTATACAACTCCACCTAATGTATCAATTGTTTCAGTAACAGGTTCTGGGGCTACTGCAACTGCCAATCTAATTGATGGAATTGTTACAAGCATAACAGTAACAAATCAAGGTTCTTCATATGTTTCAACTGCTGGTGCAGCCCCTGAAGTTGTCATTGATGCTCCTCCTGGAAAATCATTGGCAACTGGAACTGCAACAACTAATGGTACTCTCTTAACAGCAGTTACACTTGTTAGCAATGGAAATGGATATACTAATGCAACTCCAACTGTAACAGTTATTGGTACTTCAGGAAATAGTAATGATGCATCTGTTACAGCAGCAGCTACTATTGTTCCTTGGGGAAATAACGGAGATGGTACAACTGGCCAAGGTGGTCCTATTGGCGATGGCGGTCCAACTGATAATAACTTGTATCGTCCATCAGGAATTGTCTTTGATGGTACTAGACTAGTTGTAACTGATACTTTTCATGATCGAATTAGAACACTAGCTATAGCTGATGGTGCATTTATTGCTTCAGTAGGAAGTGGTGGCTTTGGTACTTCAAACTTTTACCGTCCAGCAGGAATTGCTGTAGATGATGCTTTGACTTTTTTAGTTATTGCAGATGAGCTAAATCACAGAGCTGTACGATATAGTGTTGGTGCTACACCTTCATCACCTCAAGTTTTACCTGCTCCAACTCCTCTATCTTTTGTCAGACCTCATGGAGTAATATTTGATTCAAGCCCTAATCTTTTCCAAGTAACTGATTCTGCAAGAAGTATAATTAACCAATATGATATCACTGCTACTAATTTTGTTGTTCAACATGGAACACCTGGAACTACTGGGACTGATTTATTCTTCCCATCAAGTGGACATGGGATATTAGCAGCTACTGATACAGTATTTGCAGATACGAGAAATAATATTATAAAAACAATAGATGGTACCACTATTAATAATACTACTAATACAACTCCTGGAACTGGTGATGGTCAGATTTACTATCCTGAATCAGTATCTGCTTTTACAGATGGAGCAAGTTATGTTCTTGCAGCAAACACACTAAACCATCGAGTCGAGGCGTTTTCTAATATTGATTTTACTTTAAATTTTGAGGCAAACTTTGGAACTCCGTAGAACAATCTAAACAATAATACCTTTAATTGAGAAAACAGCTTTTTTTTAATGGGATTTGGTACCAGATTACGAAACGGTTTAGCACAGCTTCTTTCAAGTGAAACTAATTCGCCCAGACACTACACAAAGTCACTAAACATAAATTTAGTCAAAGATACAATGAACAGTTCTTTATTATCTGAAATGGTGCCAGGTTTATCTCAGCCAGTTTGGGGACCTGAAATTTCAACAATTGGAGCATATAGTCGGGAAGGCTATACATCAAAAACTTTCTTTGTACCATCAGTGAGATTTGATGCTCAAGCTGTAGCATTGCAACAAGACGAGGATGTACAGCTTGCAATTAATGATTTGGCATCAAAAGTTACGGGAGGTCAGCACTACATCAAAGGAGATAGTGAGAGTTTCATAGAGTACATGGAGGACTTTACAAAAAATCTTCGCTTTGATACTTTTGATACAGAACTAGTAAAGGAGATGTTGTGGTATGGTAATTCTGTTTGGAAACCTAGAATGGGGATTCGTAACGTTGAGCGATTTTCTGACCTTTTACATATTCCAATCTCATCGTTTCAAAGAATATGGACAGACAGACAAAGAGTGCCATACAAATTAGAATTTCGTGGTCCAGAGTATCAAGGTTATTTTAATCCATCAGAGGTAATGCATTTCAAATGGAATCCAGTTAACGCATCACCATTTGGTACGGGCTTTGGTGTATCTGTAACATCAACTCGTAATTTTACAATGCCACTAAACGGTGAGGACTCTGTTGATGTTGAGTTGCCATCAATGCTTGATAGAAAATATTCTACACAATTCCAAATGCAGATGGCAGAGCAGCGTTACATAAGTCGAAACGTATGGATAGCAGATGGCGCATCAGCTGATCAAAGAGCAGCGTTACAAGCAAACATAGAGTCAGCCCAAATTGGACAAGACATAATTTCTGGAACAAACGTTGAGATTAAAGAACTAGGATCACAGGCTAGAAATTTCAATCCAAGTCAGTTTGCAGATATTACACAAGGTCCACTATTCAAGGCACTAAATGATTTTAGAGGAAAACAAGCTGGAGTATCCACTCATACATTTGCAAATGCTGAACGCGCAGCATTGTTAGATGAGCTTGGATTAACTGCATTTCCAATTTCTGTACGAGAGCAACTAAACGAATTACTATTCAAGCCTTGGTATGATTCACATCCATTCTTTGATGTTAATTATTATGGTGGAATGATTCCAGTTCCTTGGCATATAACTCGCTTTGATGTAAACTTTGGACAAGTAGAGAAAAAAGATGTTGCAGTACAAGACATGATAAAACTAATTGAACTATACTTGCAGTCCCCAATGCCAAAAGATCCAAAACAAATTCTCAAATTATTTGAGCAGGCAGGACTTCCAATAGACGAAGATTATTTAGTGACAGTAGATAACCAGTACAATGATCCACACAACCAGTTAGCACTTGGCAATGCAACAATAAACCAAGGAGGAGTAGAGGGTGGAGGAATAATTACACCGCCAAACAAAACAGCAGACGGGCAGTATCTCCCAACTGCTGATATTGGAGGCGGTCCTGTTTTTAATGATCAAGTGATGGGTTCTCCTCCAATGGATAACCCAATGTATGATTCTATGATGCGTGATGTTAGAGGAAGTGGCAATCCATTTGTGCCAACAAATTACAGACAATCAAACCAATCTCAAGATTGGAACTGGGGACGAGACTATGAGTAATAATAACAATAATAATTATGATGGCACTTATGATAGTCAATTTCCTACTTGGTGGAATGGTACTGCAACTACAAATGACAATTTCACATTTACTACATCAACTGATGGTATCACATGTGGAAATATTTTATCATATACTGCAAATACGACTTGGGATTTTTACAACAATTATGACATGTGGCCCAGAGGAGTACAAGACCCATCAACTGAACACAAATATGCTCCAAAATGGCACATCTTATTAGGCTATAAAAATCAACTAAAAATAATGTGGGATTAATCGATCATACCCAAAAAGGACTAATCGTCCATATACCTTAAATATGATTTCTTTAACGAATATTTAATAACATGAATAACGAAACACAACGAAAAATAACTAGTCTAACGCTAATGACAATAATGTTAGCTGGTGGAATGACTGTTGCCTTCCAAGGAATGGAACCCGCAATGGCTGCCACCAATTCTAACTTGTTTGTCTCAGTCGAAGATTCTGCCTTTGATAATACTTTTGCTGGCCCTATGGTCGTAGAAGTTGTTGTCGCTGACAGAAACATCGGAGAAACTAATGAACTCAAAGGAGAACCAACCGTTACAGTAAACGGTGAAGATCTAAGAATGATGCAAGGTACTGATGGAAATTGGTATGCATATATTGCAGATAAGAAAATGGCAGATGCAGCAGATGCAACAGTAACTGTTGCTGGTGCTGGTACTGGTTTGGATTTTGGTACACCTTACATAGTTAGTGGAACTGCAATCGGTACACTAAACTTTGAAAGTGCTGGTGTCTATTTCCCAAATACTGCAATTGATGTTAATGATAACATCAACAATGTAGTTCGTTCTGCAAAAGCATTAAGTGATCCATCAGGTAATCATACAGGTCAACACTTAGGTTTTAATGAAATCAACTGGCCTTTTATTCAAACATTTGACTTTACCGTAAAAGGTGATGTTAATATTGTATATAGGGCAGCAGGAAGTCCTCAAGAAAGTGTATTAAAGTACACTGATGACAATTCTGATCAAGTTGCATTAAACCTTGATAGAGATTCGTATCCAAAATCAGCTTCCATTCATTTGGTATTAAATGATCAAATGTTAAACATTGATCCAACATCAGAAGATAGTTGGACATTTAATGGAACTGGTACAGATGCAACATACTATCAATACTATGACAGATTATTAACCAGAGTCTCAGATAACGCTAATTTGTTTGATTCACTCAAGTCAAGCTTGAACTTTGAACAAAATGGTAAACTAATAATTGATCCACAAGATAACGTCAAAGTTGTAGATAATGATGATCAAAAATTATCAGGAAATACTGCCGTTAACCACCAAATCACTTTTACAGAAACATCTGTCAATACAGGTGTTTTTGAAAATACTGATTCTGGAAACAAGGCAAACTTTGAAACCTTATCAACAGCTTTGAGAGGTACAGCTTCAACTATTGATTATAATGATTCAGAACAATCAATTCTAATCGATAATTTTGATGCAACTGTAAATATCATAGAACCTGATGATGAATGGCAATCTGGTGAGCAAATTAAAGTTGATATCATAGATCAAGATGTAAACAAGAATACAAGAATAGAAGAATTGGCAAAAATTACTGATTCAAACTCTATTCTTCCAACAGTAAAGATTGGTGAACCAATCACTTTTGAATTCTTGAAAAACTCTCACACATCACCAACAACCTATGTAGAACAGTTCAGTGACAGATACATTGCAAATGTAACTGGAGCAACTGTAGATACATTGACGTTTGATTACGCTTATGCGTATTCAGACTTCTATACGTTTGCTGATGGTGGAGACATAGCACCATATGTATTCACATATGTTAACTATGACTTTACATCCCTTACCGATAAAAGAATAACCATTGCTATCGCTAATAGTACTGGACATCCTTTACATGATCTTGTAAAAGATGCATCCCCATCGGGATTTATTAGACTTGATACACAATCATTATTGCCAACTAATATTGGCGGTGATTTGAAGATTCAAGTAATTGGTAGTTCTGCTTTCACTGCACAAGAGAAAGCACCAATGGTATTGGATATCCTAAGATTCGGTGTTGACGGAGACAAAAGATACAATGACGCTATATACAGAATGTTGCCTGAAGAAACCACAAAAAGTTCTGGTGTATTCCAAGGTAGTCTTGAATATGTAATGCTAAACCAAATTAATGTTGGACAAGCTGCTACATATGCAAAAATTACCACCCTTGATCAAGATTTAGTAATCATTGCTCATGAAGATCTCACAGACGAAGATGATGTTCGAGTAAATTATCTAGATCTAGAGGGAACTGGTACAATAGGAACACAATCTGATCAAGTATCAGCACCATCTCACAGTGGTAAAATCACATTTGATGACACCAATTACAAAGTTGGTGATACTGTGAATGTTACTCTTGAGGATTCTGATTTGAATACTGATACTAATACTTTACAAATCTACAAAATAGCACAAGGTACAAGCATTGTAGGTGATAAAGTATTACTCAGTGACAAAAATTCAAATTTAGGAAATTTACTTGAGATTAAATTTGCAGACAAACTCTGGAACGCCACAGGATCATGTAATTTAGGATTTGAAGATACTAACTTTACACTCAGAGAAACCAAAAAAGACTCTGGTGTATTTGTAGGTAATTTCCAAATCCCACAAAATTATTGTGATGTAGGTGGAATAGTTACACCAGTATCAGGACTTGATATTACGGTTGACTATATTGATTTCAGAGATGCATCTGGTGAAATAATTGAAGTAGGTGACTCAGCAGCAATTGGTTCTAACACAGGTAGTGTTAGTTTGGATAGAAGTGTCTATCCAGTTCCATTTGGTATTCCAAAAGACTTTGGAATAACTGAAACATCACAAGAATCTGGACCAAACAACAGATCTATTTTCCCAATCCATGATACATCTATCAATAATAATCTTGGAGCAAAAGGAAAATATCTCACTAATGGTGATCTTAAAGTTCACATTAGAGTAAACGATCCAGACTTTGATCTTTCTGCAAATGGTTCCGATGACATTGCTCTAGATAATTCACCTGTAACTGTTTCAGTCATAAGAGGATCTGAAAAAGTAATATTGGCAACTGCTGGAGGTAAAACCGCAAATGATGGTTTAATCTCAGTTGGTAATAATGCTGCAAATGATATCAAAACATTAGGACCAATGAAAGAAGTTGCTCCAGATGCTGGTATCTTTGAGATTGATATGACAATCAGATACACTGATGGTCCTTCAAGTACTGAATGTCCAAAAACTACAGTATTTGAAAACCTACTAGGTTCAGGTAATAACGAATCAAATAGATTTAATACTCCTACAAGCAACAGCGAAAATTATTGTATCATACAAGGAGATATTCTCCAAGTAGAATACATTGATCCAACTGATGCTTCAGGTGATCTAAACTCTATCACTGATTCTGCAACATTTGACCTTAGAAACGGTGTTTTGCAATCCGACAAATCTGTGTACATTATAGGTTCTGATATGATCATGACCCTTATTGAACCAGACTTTGATTTGGATAATGATCAAGCAGAAACTATCTCATTAGATCTCATTGAATGGGATTCTGATGCAAGTAAGGTAACAATGGGTAAACAAGGTGACTTAAACAACGCATTCGATCCAGAACCTTCCGCTTTTAGAGAGACAGGTGACTCTACTGGAATCTTCCAAGTAGTAGCCGAAATGCCATCACATCTTGATGGTACTCAACTAGAACGTGGTGAGATAATTGATTTAGAATACGTTGATTGGGGACCTTCTGGTGCAAAGTTTGTTGGTGACGAAGATGAAGATGTATCATTAACAATATTTACATCCAACTTTGGCGCAACTGTCGAACTTGACCAAAAAGTTTACTCATGGACTGATAAGGTATACATCACTATAGTATCCCCTGATCACAACTTTGACTCCAATGCCGTTGACGAAATCGGTAATAGTAAGGACAATTCTGTAGATATTAGTACTAGAACTGGTGATCTTGACCAATACAAATTGGTTGAAACTGGAACTGATACGGGTATCTTTACAGGTGAAGTAATTCTTACTGGATTCAGACATGATGCAGATGGAGATGCTAGTACTGGCACAAATGGATATGATACTGACCCTAGATCCAGAGGTAATGGACCAACAGGTGGCTATCTAGAGGCTAAAGATGATGACGGACTTTCCGTATCATTTGAGTCTACTGATGGTAAAACTGTAGTCGGTTCAGCACTTATTAGATGGAATGTAGGTGAAGTTCAGTGGCTTGAAGCAAGCTATCCAGCAAGCGGTACAGGTGTAATCAGAACAATTGATCCTGACATGAACTTGAATCCAGAATCAGTAGATAACTTTAAGATCCAAGTCTATTCTGACTCGGATGCTGGAGGTATCGAACTTACTGTAACTGAGACTAATGAGGCAACTGGAATATTTGAGGGAACTGTGTTCTTCACAGTAACTGATAGTTCTTCTGGTGGTCGACTTAGAGTTTCAGAAGGTGATACTGTCACTGCTAAATATCTGGACAATACATTGCCTGCTCCGTATAATACATCCGATGAACTTGCTATTACTGCCACTACACTAATTGGCACTCTAGTACCACCTCTCGAGAGAGCACCAGCTGCTAACTTGAGAACAATGGATGCCTTCAAAAACAGTATAAGTACTGTTTCTGTTGACCAACAGGTACAGATTGGTGCTGACTTGAGTAATGGTCAGGATAGAGTTCAGGAGTTTGCATATTTAGTACAGGTTCAAAATGATAGCGGTGTTACCGTTTCATTAGCATGGATTACAGGAACATTAGTTGAGGGTCAACAATTCAGCCCAGCATTATCATGGATTCCCGAAGAATCAGGAACATACACTGTTACTGCATTTGTTTGGGAATCAGTAGATAATCCTACTGCATTGTCACCACCAATTAGCACAACTGTCAACGTAAGTTAGAAACTAGTTCACATTTCCCCCTTTTTTCTTTTTTTTAAAACCTTGAATACCTATACCACTACACGAAAGTCCTACTATCAAAAAAATAAAGAAAAGATAAAAAAACAAAGAAAATTAAATTATCAAAAAAATATCCTACAAGAAAGAGCTACATCATTAGATAGGCATCACAAGAATCAAAAAAGAAATAATTCTACCAGTTTGGTTCATTATTATTCAAATGATAAAAAATTAAATAAAATAAGACAAAATAGAAGAAATCCAAAACGACAACCTAATGTCAAATGTATGATGTGTAAAAACAAATTTCACACCAAAAAAAATCCGTATGCTCCCCTCTCAAAAAATAAACCGCAATGCCCAGAATGTGGTGATAGAATAATAGTATTCATTGATTAAACTTTTCTTAAATTCATTAATACCTTTAACCTAAAAACAAGCTAAACTTTGTGCCACAAAAATTAGATGATTGTGTAGCCAAAGTCAAAGCAAAGGGAGAAGTTGATAATCCTTGGGCAGTATGCAATGCATCTATTGGCAAAGAAACTAAAGCAGAAATTACAGAATCAATAATACAAGAAAAAATAAATGCAAACAGACAGGTTCCAGTATTTAATCCACCAATTACAAATAGACCTGTAGAGCCTGATATCCAAAAAAACAAAAAAGGAATTGGAGGACAAGTCGGAAAAATTGACAGCTCATCAAACACAAACAACATGACTACAGATTTGTGGAAAAAAATTCTTGACAATCAGTTGAGGCGAAATGTCAAAGAACCAAAATACTAGGTCATCGTTATGTGGTAACTGCAAACACTTTGTTGCAGGCGGTTTGTGTGAACTAGTAAAGGGACAGATAAAGGCAAAAGACACATGTGACTTGCACGCATATGGGAATCCACAACCAATTGATACTGATGTAGAACCAAAATACAACAAGCTTGAGGTAAACTACAAACCAGGATTTATGGTAGAAACTACAACTGGTGATGTTGCACAAAAAGCAATCCAGATGGAGCATGAATTATTATCTCGCGGAATTCCTGAAGAAGAAGTTCACAGAGCAGTCATTGCATATTTTTCAGAACCTGAACCGCCATATGCACAACCTTGGCCAGGACCAGTCACTGGAGTTGATATTGCAGGTAGAGTAAATAATGTGATAGTTCCAGATACTGGAGAGCCAACTACAAATTTTGCAGGACTGCCAGATGATGTGCAGCCATACCCCACACCAAACAAATCACCATATGGAATTGGAAGCTCAACACAGCCATACCAATCATTTCTTAGCCCTGATCCTAACAGTATTGGTTCACTGTCAAATGTTTATGATGTGCTAAACCCACCGTATCCTGGCGATGATACAAACTGGAGTGCAACTGCAAATAAAGTAAATTCTGAACCATCAATGCATGGAGAACATGGATTCAATGTAGCAAAGGCAATTCCTGAATGGCGATATCCTATTGAGGATTCCCAAATGTATCCATTAAAAATTCCCGACATTGTAATTCCTCCAAGCGGAACAAATCCATTAGCTGAAACTGATGATTCAAAACAACTCCAAGCAGGCATTGAAATTGAATTAGAGCATACTAGTGACAGAAATCTTGCAAAACAAATTGCACAAGACCATCTCAAAGAAGACCCAAAATATTATACAAAATTACTAACTCACGTAGAACCACAAAAAAAATATCTGCTTGAAGCAAAAAAAGAAGACAAGAAAAATAAACTTCGTGACTTGCTGCTAAAGTGGGCTATCTTACTTGGTGGTGTAATAGGAATTGATAAAATATTAGATGCTCTAGAACCTGATGAGTCTCTAGAAATATTTGCAGAATACGAGTATCACGGACATGACAATGATGATGAGTGCGCCCCATACAGTGGAAAAAGATTCAACTTGTTGGAAACTCACAACAGGCCAGTAATTCCAAGTGAGAATCTGGGATACACTACAACGCATCCAAACTGCAAATGTAGTTGGAAAGTTGTACCAAAATACAAGGGAGCAGGTGATTCACTTTCAAGAAAAGAAGAATCAGATATTCATTCCATTGAAAACCACATTAACAAAGCAGCAAAAGACGGTACACTACACAAGGTAAAAAAAGACGGCAAGCTAGATAAAAAAACTACAAAGAAAAACCCGCTAAAGGAAATTTGTGCATGTCAAGCTATCAAGCTTTCATCAATGAAGATGCCCCAAATTCGTTTGGAGTTGCCAAAAGGCAGATTGACTAGAAAATTATTACAAGAAAGCATTGCAAATCTTCGCTCGCAATTTGACTGGTTGACTGAGGACTATATCACAAAGGCACGAGAACTGGCATATGATTCTGGTGGAATACTATATTTGATACGAGCAGCAGGTGAAACAATCACTGATCACCGCTCTGAGGGAGAACCATACAAAAGAAAACTTTCAGCAGAAGAGCTAAACTCTATGACTCGTACTGCGATTGGAAAAAGCATGGATATCAATCATCAGCCAGAGTTTGAAGTAGATGCAACTATACTTGATGCAGAGTTTGACAAGTATAGAAAAGAGATTCAGATGCTTGTAATAGTTCGAGATGACACAATTAATGATGCAATTGATGATAAAAAAATTACTGCTGTATCAATTAATGGCGGTATGCCACGCTCAGAAACTGTAGAGCAATGTGATCACAAATGTACTGAAGATGACTGTGAGTTGTGTTTGGTTCCAAAGGGTGTGGTGTTGGGTGAATTAGATGGGATTGGAATGACTTTTGTTGTAACTGATCCTAGAGGGATATACTGGGATGGTCACTTTGTACCATCAGCTGAGCCTGGAATTAAATTTACAAAAATAGAAATTCTCTAGTGAGTAAATGTAGTATCTGCATGTAAACTACCAAATTCTAACTGTGCATCAAAAGTATCTCCAATATAATTAGCAAATGCAGAAGCTGGAACTGTCCATTTTACAGTATCACCACTTGCAGGTTTTGTAACATACTCATCAGCTACATGCATACCAGTTCCCTTTATCCAAATTACCAATCTTGCTTTTCCGTCAGGACCTGGATACCATCCCTTAATTGATGCAGTAACAATTACATCCTCCGTAGATGTGTATGCAGTTTTATCTGTGCTAATGTGAAATGGTGATGTAGTAGCAGTTGTCATAATTATATTATAACTATACAATTAGGTTAAAGGTATTTTTAAAAAATATTTTTTGAATTCATTAATACCTTTAAACAGAATACACATTACAAATTATTGAAACTAATTAAAAAATTACAAGAATGCGCAACAATGGGTCAGGCTGATCCAATATTAACTAAACTCGGAGCAGGACCTGCTGTAAAGAAACTAGTAGAGACTGCACTTGCGTTATCAAGTTCACAAGATCCTCAGCAAAGAAATCATGCTTATTCATTTATGGAATCAGCAATCAAAGAGTTAGAAGATGATCAAGGAAATCATGCAGATGCTGGACTTGGACCTAATGTAGATGATGGTATTGCAGCACCTAAAATAACTGAAGAAGAAGATGATAACAAAGAAAAAAAATTACATGAAGAAGAGGAAAAAGATGATGTTTTCAAAAAATTACACGAGCAAGACTCTGAGAAAGATCACAAACTACATGAAGAAGTTTTAGATAATCACAATAACGGAGGAAGAGAAGACGGTTCTGAGCAATCAACTGATAATGTTGCACCATATGCAGGTCAGGGTATAGACACCACTAATGGCGAAAAGCCAATGCAGGACATGGATGGAACTGTAAATCAGTGGAGTGAGACTAATGGAATAGTTGTCCCTGGAGTGCCACCTATAGGTGAAGGCGGTATGGGCATGAATGGCGGCATGAATGGCGGCATGAATGGCGGTATGGGCGCACCTCCTGGTTTGATGCCTGATATTGCAAGGGAAATGGGTCAAGGAATGCCAGCACCACCACCAATGGATACTAACCAAATGATGAGACAAATGCAGTATACAGTCCAACAAGAGATGAAAAAATATCACAACAAAGTTGTAATTCCACTAAATCGAATTATTTCCCAGCAAAGAGAGGCAATTCTAAAACAGCGAGAAGCATTTGTGAATCAAAAAGATGCAATTAAAAGACTTTCAGTGGAAATAAGAGAAGCAGTAACTACTAGTGGAACTATGAAACTTGACTTGGATACAATACGTGAAAACGCAACTGCCAAATTCAGAGAAACAGAACCTACACCATTTGCAGCAGCACATTCACAAAGCCAAACAGTTGTTGGAGTGCAACCAGTTCCAAACTATCAGAGAAATAAGATTGCAATTGCAAGATCTGAAATTGAAAACATGGATAAAATGTTAAACTCTCAAAAAAATCCAATGTACAACTAGAAAAAGAAATTTTTTAAGAAAACATTATTTTTAATTTGTAATTTTGTTTTGAGATTATTATTTTTAAAAATTCTTTTGCATAATTTTTTTGTTGTAGAATTTTTTTTGCGACAAATAATTTACAACATCTACATTAAGGTATTTTGTAAAAAATAAATAATTTTGCAAACATTATTTTGTAAAAAAATATTTTTTTATTAATACCTTTAAACAGAATAGATATTACTTTACATTGGCTAATACAAATCGATATCCAGGACTGGCAAGAGGACCAATAGATCATAATGCAAGTTCTGTAATTAATGCAATTTCAAATGGAGTCATAACAATGGGCTCTGCTGTAAAATTAAATACTACTATTCCAGGTTCAGAAATTTTACCAAGAGTTGAAGAACTTACTGGTACTACAGGAGCAGGAGGAGCAAAAACTGAGGCTCAACCAACATATGGTATTGCAGTTGGTGGTGATACTGATGGAATTTATGGCAATGGTACTACAGCTACTACTGATACAAATAGAGCAACAGCTAGTGCAGGACAAGCAGCAGTAATTGTAACTCAAGGAAGATGTCTTGCTAGAGTTGCAGGAGTTAAAAATCTAACAGGTGCTGAAACAGTTCCAACTGGTGAAGCTATTGCTATTGGTGATCCGTTAGTCGCATCAGAACAAGGTGCATCTGCTCAAGGTGGAGGTGGTCCTAGTTTTACAGGTTCAGTATTAGTTGCATTGAATGGTACTACATCAACTGCTAAACAATTTGTTATTGCAAGAGCATTACAGGCTGTAGCAGCAGATGATACTGACATTATTGCAGTTGATATCCAAAGAGAAGGAGATGGAACGGCAACATAGACATGGCTACTGGACGACCAAAACACAACAGGCAATCTATTTTACAATTAAACGAGATGGCACATGTCCAAGAGGCATTAATTGCCAGTGCAGAAGCACAGCAAAGATCAGGACAACCATTTGATATATTTAGACCAATCAGAGAAACACCACTTTCAGTATTCTTTGATAGAACTCATCCTAATGGATTTGAGGAAGGCAGAATAAATCCAAACTTACCTACAATCTGGAAACATCGCTACAATATCAGAATAGGTGATGAGGCCAAAGGCAACATGAGAATTGGTGGAAAGGATCTCAAAGAAACAGTTTCAGTTCCAAACTCATTGTCTGCATTAAAAATTGCAGATGAGATACTCGAGGGAGCAGAGCCCTGGAGCGACTGGAAGCAATATTCAAGATTGATTGATATGGATTCTCCAAAAGTTAATGTTCCAATTACAAAATATACCGACACCGTTGGCGGTTCACCTACTGATCAGAAAGGACTCTCCATCTATAAAGAAGCAGGCGGAATTCCGCCAGCAATTGGCGGAAAAATTGAAACAGTTGAACTTGATACAAGTGGTACAAACAATTCATTTCGCGGAACTATTTCTGTAAACAGAAACGACGTGAAAGACAACAATTTTTTGTCCGTTGAACAATCGCTCAAGAACGCAGGAAACGAATTTTACTTTATGATTGGTAAAGAAATAATTGATACGCTAGTTACTGCAACTACAGTTAACACTGCAACAAAAGCAACACTTGCAAATGCAACTCCTGTACAAGAAGAACTAGAAGCATTAGTAGAAGTTATTCGTTCAAGATTCCCAGGTACTTTGCGTAACCGCGCAGACACCATGTTTATCAATCCATCAGATGCAGCACTAACTGTAAAGACTGCATCAACTGGTGGTTTCTATCCGTTCTTTAACAGATTTGAGTTGGGACCAACTGATGACACAGATGTAATTAACAATTCTGGATTAGCACAATCACTTGGTCTAAGAGCAGTCTGGGAAACGCCACAAATTCCTGCTGGAACAGTAATGATCACTAAGAGAGATATTGCACTTGTAACTGGATTAAGGGAAGACCTTACTATTGAAAACTTTGATCTCTCGGTGGGTGGACTTTATCAATCTGATTTAGTTGTACGAATAGATATTAAACAAGCACATCCTGAAGGTGCTTTTAAGATTACTAGCTACGAAGTCTAACTAAAATGTCAAAAGCTAAATGTTTCAAGTGTGGTGCTAGTGCAAAAGCTGATACTTTTGAGAAAGCAAGAGCATTACTTGATCATTCAATAGGTTTATCTCGTAGCATAAAATGCGGTGATGGTTACGGTGCAGTACAAGAAATTAAACCATCAATTCCAATCAAAAACATTGCAACTTTACCTGTAACAAAAAAAGAAGAGCCAAAAGTTATTGAAACAACAAGTGATGAAATAATCACAAAAGAAGAACCAAAAACAACTGGTAGAAAATCCAAAAACAAGAAAATCTAAATACCTTTATTTTAAATGACGACTTTTTTATATGCCTTCATCGATTTATCCCGTTGATTTTGTAGTCCCTATTGGGGTTGCCAGTTTTGCGAGTCTTGTGGGTGGCTCTGGATATACAGTTAATCCGACTGTCACGATAGCTCCTCCTGATAATGCAGAAGGAATTCAAGCTACTGCCACTGCTACAACTGATGGTAATACTATTACTTCTGTCAATATAGCTGTAAATGGAACTGGATATATCAATCCTCCAATAGTTACAATAGCTCCTCCTGATACTGCTGGTGCTACTGCTACAGTTGATGCAGTCCTTGAAACACCTCCTACTATGAATACAAACATTTTCTCTACTCCAATTACAATAACTGCTGCTCAGGTAAAGCCAGGAGGTGGAGGAATTTTAAGAATATACTTTTCGTTTACTATGGGTGCAAATGCAACTGTTTCTGTTCGTCAAGGTTTGTTATCTACTTTGAAAGGAAATCTTAATGCAGATAACACTTCAGAAGTAGTATCTAATGGGTATTATCGATTTGACATTGATGTAGAAGCAGGAGATATTATTAATCTTCAATCCACTCAAAATATTACTGTAATTAATAATTTGAGAGCCCATCTAGTACAGTTTGGAGCATGATTTATTCACATTTGCCACAGCGTTCTGGCAGAAGTATTCCATCTAATACCAATAATCCTCCACAAGATCCACCACCTCAAATAATTGATAAAAAACAAACTGTACCAATTCCTGATGTGCTATCTCCTAAAATTGTATTTCTTGAAAACAAAATCACACTTTCTGAAAAGAAAATTACAATTCTTGAAAACAAAATTTCTATTCTTGAAAAGAAAACTCCAAAACAAGAATCAAAGATTACAAAAGAGATTCCAAAGAAATCCTTACTCAGAATATTTCTTGCAAAAATTTGTAATCTTTTTGGGAGAAGATAGTAATTGGTTCTTGCATATTTTCCACAAAACTTCCTAGGAAGTGTAACTGCTAATACTAACTTTCCACCACAATCACAAACATCTAGTGCTATTCCTCCTGATTGGTTTGATGTTAGCTTTAAGAGTAGAATTCCATTAACAGTAAATTCATCTCAAGTAATTGGTGGATCAAAAACTGATTTTCAATTGTTAATTGATTCTACATTTTCTCAGATGGGCGGAAAAGTACAAGCTCAAGGTCAAGACATTCGATTTGCTGGAACAGATATGGTACAACTACCATATGAAATTGAGGCATTTGATGGCACTTCAAAACTAACTGCTTGGACTAAAAAAACTATTGATACAGGTACTATAATTTACATGTATTTTAACAAGCCTTCTGCATCTGATGAACAAAATTCAGCTAATGTGTGGGATGTAAATAATCTTGCAGTATGGCATTTGAATCAGACAACTTTTGGCGCAAACTCTACACTAGATTCTACTCAACTCGATGCTGCTAATAATCTCACACCTGATGCCACTCCTCCTATTCCAACTTCAGTAGCTGGAAAACCTGATGGGGCTGTAGATTTTGATGGGGTTGATAACGACTCTCAAGGATTATGTTCTAATGCTATACGAACTTTAACAAATGGTTTTACACTCATGGCATGGGTCAATCCAGATAATTTTGTTGGTGTTCACAGAATATTTTCGATTGCTACTTCTGGTGGATTTGGATTTGGAACTAATGGCTCTTCTACATCCTTAATTTTTACAACGTTTGGTGTGCAAGATTATGTTCAAGCTGTCACTGCAATGACAGCAGGTGTGTACACACATGTGGCAGTAAAATTGGATTCATCTAATGATGCAACTTTTTATGTAAATGGAGTTAATCAAGGAACAGTTGTTGGAGCCAATCCTGCTGGAGCACCCGTTGGAAATTATGTACTAGGTGGTTCATCTGGAGCTCAGATGTGGTTGGGTGAAATTGGAGAATTTAGAATTTATAATTCAGAATTATCAGACGATCTAATTCAAACAATATTTAACAATGAAACCATTCCTGATTCATCAATGACTCCAGGATTTTATACTATTGGAGGCATTAAAAATATTTAATATATCATATATAACAAAATACCTTTAATTTCAAAATCATCACTTTTTTGTGTCCTCAACTCCTGATCAAACATTTTCTACTCTTAATGAGACCAAAGATTACCTAAACATTGCACGAAGCAATGATGATTCCAATGAAAAAATAAACACTGCAAGAAACGCATCTGATAATTACACTGCAAATCAGATACGGCTACATGCAGACATTCCTCTAAGTATTCCAGACCCTGAGCTGACTTCACTATCATCACAACTTGCAGCAGCCTACTTTAACCAGTTTCAAAATCCAAGAAAAACCGAAATGATGGAGGCAACAAATCAGGCAAAAAAATCAATGCAGGACTATGTTCTAGTTACATATGGAAGAAAAAATCCAAGCGGTCTGTCTGGTGCTAATACTTTTGGGGTGACATCACCAATTACGGGATTTACTAGAACCAGATCATAATGGTACTACCAACTGCGCCTCGGAATTTATCCGCTGATGGCACAAGCATAAACACAGCAAAACTGACATGGGATGCACCTGTTCCAGTTGCAGTTCCTGCAATTACTGGATATAAGATAGAACGAAGTTTTGGACGTAGTGTTATCAGTATTGCTGTAGTTGTTGGGGGTTCTGGATATACAATTATCCCAACTGTTACAATAGCTCCTCCTACATCTGGAGTTACTGCTACTGCTACTGCAACAATTAATGCAGGTGAAGTTGATACCATAACTGTAGTTATAGCTGGAACTGGATACATTACTCCTCCAACTGTTACAATAGCACCCCCAAATACTCCTGGTACTACTGCTACTGCTACTGCAACAGTTGATACCTCATTTACTGACCTAGTTGCAGATACTGGAAACACTAATACTTTTTTTACTGACACTCCAATAACTCCAGTCAGAATTAATGTTATTTATCGCGTATCTGCAATCAATGGAACTGGTACAGGACCGCCATCTGATACTGCAAGTACTACTCTTGCAACCTCCGAAGCTCAAACCATACAGGAATTACTAACTAACAATTGGTCATTAACTGGAGAGCTAGCAAAAGAAACCAGTAGCACAATGACTGAACCTGTTCACTTTTTTGAGCGAGGACAAGTACCTGGAAACAAGTTTCCAAAAGCAGTTACAGTACAAAAAATTAACGCACTAGGAAATGAAAACATTATAGAGCATCCAAAGTTCTTTGAGCAGTCAGAAACATTTGAGATTACATGCTTTTTGCAAGTAATTGATTCAGCTGATGATCAGTTTTCTGTTTGGATTGACTTGATGCAACGAATGACAAGTGAGGTGTCAAGAATTCTAAAAACAGTGTATGCGCCATCTACTGTTACTGGAGAATTTTTTAGAACAAACACTGGATGGACTAAAGACGATACGTTTTTGCCTGATGATCCAGAGTTAACTAGAACATTACGATTTACTCTAACAAGAATTGTATCTAGCAGTCCCGAGGTATTTTTGGGATATGGTGGTGTTTTGCTCTTTGATTTTTCTGAATCAACTGGAGACTCTTTGCCAACAGGTGACTATCTTTACACGCAAGTTGAGAGAGTACAGATACTGCAAGGATGGCGAAACGTTCCATATGTTACAACTGACTCTCCTACCACTACTGCAATTCCAAATTATTTCAGGGGCTCATTTAGTGGCAGATTTAGTTGCAACATGCAACTCAAAAAAAGTGACATCACAGTACCTTCACCTATTACACCTACTCTAAACTTACTTTCTCAAATATTTCTGCCACAAGCAAATGGCGAGCTTGGAACTGCTGTATTTTTTCACATTACCCCAAACACTGAGACCCCTCCGTTTTTTCTAACAGAGTCAGTTCCAGTAAACATTACAAACGTTGAAAAAATTACCGAAAACGAACAGCTAGTTGAATTTAGAATTAGTGGAAATCTTACTGGTCCTACATCCATCTTCATTACTGGAAATATGTTGTATGAAAATACTGGCAATATGGAATATGAAAATACAGATGAAATGGGATACGGATAAAAATACCCTTATTCCAAAAACGTATTTTTAATCATGTCACTTCCTTGGAGTGGAAAAGGATCAAAGGGTGTACCAGTAGGTGCAGACGAGGTAATGTTACTTGATTCAGAAGACTCTAATCCAGAAACTGAAAACAAGCGAGCAAGACTAGATGATCTTCCTAGTTCTGGTCAAATAAACACTGCAAGCAATGTCGGAACAGGGGAGGGAGTTTTTAAACAAAAATCTGGAGTTAACTTGGAATTTAGATCACTTTTGGGAGAAACAAACAAAGTTGTTCTTACTGGAAATACCACTGACATTACATTTACTTTGGGAAGTCTTGTTGTAGCTACCAATAAGGCAAATACCTATGGAGACTTTGCACAGACGTTTCCAGATAATCAGTTATTTATTCAAAATCCCGCAGCCACATTTACTTACCAAATAATTGCATCAGCTATTGGCGATAACAGAACCCTAACCCTTCCTTCTCTTACTGCAAATGATATCTTTGTTGCAGAGAATTTTACACAGACACTTACAAACAAGACCCTAATTACACCGATAATTTCTACAATTACAAACTCTGGACCCCTTACTTTACCAACTGGTCCTCAAACACTTGTAGGACGTACCACTTTTGACACTCTATCAAACAAGACACTAACATTTCCTGTCATCTCTACAATTTCAAACTCTGGAACCCTTACTTTACCAACTGGAACAGATACACTGGTAGCTCGCACTTCCACTGACACTCTAACTAACAAGACATTAACAATGCCTGTAATTGCACAAATAGTAAACACTGGAACTCTTACCCTTCCAACAACTTCAGACACTCTGATGGGAAGAAATACTATTGATATTTTTACAAACAAGACATTTAATGCAAACGCTGATGGCAACATGCTTAGTAATGTAGATGTTGCAGACTTGGCAAACGGACAATCTGGTCAACTAATAACTTGGGATACATCAGGTTTTGCTGATACTGTTGCAGCTGGTACCTCAGGACAAGTACTAACAAGTCAGGGACCTACAAATGTCCCTGTCTTTAGTGATACTAGTGCTGGCACTATACGACTTGTAAAACTAGAAGGATCAACTGTAGCTACAAACAGAGAAGCTATAAATTTTATTGATACTGATAATGATATTATTTTTTTAGTTGCAGACTCTCCTAGTCCTAGTCAAGCAACAGTCTCTGCTTCAATTTCTACTACTTATGCGGGAGGTGTTAACATTGTAACTGTAGGAACTATTGCAACAGGAACATGGGGTCCTATGGCTACTACTATTGCAGTAGCTAGTGGTGGCACAGGTGTAGAGACACTTACTGATAAGGGTGTGTTGTTTGGCAATGCTGCAAGTGCAGTTGGAGTTACCACAGTTGGAACTTTAAATCAGGTACTGACAAGCAATGGCTCAGGTGTAGCTCCATCATTTAAGGATGCATCATCTGTAACATTTCCAGTATCTGATGCTATTCCAATCATAAAAGGAAGTGTTGATGATACAAAGCTATTAAGATTTGAAATAGATGGATTTTCAAGTGCAACTACTAGAGTATTAACACCACCTAATGCAGATGGTACACTTGCACTTCTTCAAATCTCTCAGACTTTTAGTGGAATTAATACATTTACAGCAGGCAATATATTTACTCAAGATATTCGTATTGAAAAGACTGGGGGAACAACTGCTGCAAAATACAATGCAACAGTATTCAATAATGATTCAGCTGATGGAGGTTTTATTTCAGGAAATAAATCAAGAGGAACACTTGCTTCTCCAAGTGCTGTAATACTAGATGATATTTGTGCTGGTGTAGAAGCACTTGGACATACAGGGAGTGCCTTTGAGTTTGCTGGTTTTTTGTGTTTTACAGCAGATGGAACATTTACTCCTTCAAGTACTCCTATGAGATTTGAGATTTTTACTACTCCTGCAAGCTCTACTACTCAAGTAAAAAGATTTGAAATTGGTTCAGATGGAATTACCACTATAACATTTCCTGATGATACTGTTACTGATGGTTTAGTAGTTGCAAATACTGATGGTGGATTTACATTTGGAAATACAACTGCAACTGCTTCATCTTTTGCAGCAGAGATGGCTGTAACTACACTGGGAAATACTAACGGATTTATCACTGATGTTAGTATCACACCAGCTGATACTGGAACAGTTCCAGTATCTGTTTTAAATTTGAGACAATCTGATAATACTGATATAGAAAACAGACCATTATGGGAGATACGAAATAATGGTACAGCAGTATTTACAATAGAAGCCAATGGTACTTTTGAAGCTACTATACCAAATGGTTCTATTTCTGTTGGAGATGAAAATAATCTTGGAGTAGCCGTTCCAGCAGGATTAGACACCAAAGCAGATTGTGTGGCTGCTACTACTGGAAACATTACACTTGCAAACTCTCAGACTATTGACGGAGTTGCAGTAGTTAATCCTAATAGAGTACTAGTAAAGGATCAGACGACTGCCTCTGAAAATGGAATCTATGTTGTAGTAGATGCGGGTAGTTGGACTCGCTCTACTGATGCAGATACGGATGCAGAAGTAAACAATGGAATGCTCACAGAAATTACCAGTGGTACTGCTAATGCAACTACTGCGTGGGTGATAACTACAGTTGATCCAATTGTAGTGGATACAACTAGTCTTATATTTCAAGAACTTAGTTTGGTTCCATTTGGAATCTCTGGATTAACTGATGGTACAGTTACACAATTAGATAGTTCTGAGATTGTCTTTGAGCAAGACGGTTCGTTTTTTAGAGGACCAGTAAGACCAAACCCATTCCGTCAGATAAACGTTAGAACACAAGCACAACTTGAAGCCAAGTTTGGTACCAATTTAGTAATTCCTGATAACGAATCTTGGACTGTGTCTGTTGATGGACCGCAGTTGCCAGGAGGTGGTACACCCCTTGCATTAAATAAACCTTTTCTAGTTGGAATGAATTCATCTTTGGAGATTTCTGCTGTAAGTGCAGATAAGATTGTGTTATGGCAGGGAGTTGGTCCGATGATACGAAATAAAACTTTTGGTCCAAGTACCTTAGTAAGAACAATAAGAACTAAAAATATCACTATAGTAGGATTAGCCGAAAATTCTATATTTGATATAGAGTCTAATCGAACTGTATTTTGTGATACAACTAACTTTGTCACTTTAAATGAGCTTGGACAAGTTCAAAGCGATATTTGTGCATTTGTTCGATGTACCCATACTAACTATACTAACGGTGGATTTCGTGGCATAGGTCAAGAAATTTTTAATGTTGAGGCTGGATTCTCAGGTAACTCAAATTTCAATAATTTCACAATGTTTTCTGTACTGCCCAAGATAACTACTGATAATCCTACGGGAGTTATGCACTTGACAATTTCCAATTTTCGAGAATTTAACAGTAACTCTGGTAATTCTTTATTCTTTCTTGAACCTAACCCTATTTCAGGAAGTACATATGTCCTAAATGATTGTACGACATCTTTAGGAGATTTCTATCAAAGAGGAACAAAACTCGTAATTACTGAGGTTGCCCAAAACGTCGGTAACATTGTCCTTACAGTTGATGCTACTGCACACGGATTGGTAGTTGGCGATTCAATAGTATTATCTGGATTTGATGATGCAAATTACAACGGAACATTTGACGTACAAGCAGTTGCTGCTAGCACCTTTGAGGTAACTGCTACATTTGGTGCAACAGGAAAGGGATTTCTTACTACATCTCCTCTTACAATTACTACTGTTGCAGATGCTGGTGGTGGCGACATTACACTTACTACTGATATTACACATGGATTATCTGTTTCAGACCAAGTACAACTAAGTGGATTTGATGATGCAAATTACAACGGTCTTTTCACTGTAACTGCTGTTAATGCAGGAGCAAGAACATTTGATGTAACTGCGACATTTACTGCAACAGGTACTGGAGTAATGGATATTGCAATTAGTGCCGTTGCAGATGGTGGCGGTCCAGTTACCACAATTACATTAGTTTCTGGCGGTACTGGATATGTAGTTGGTGATGAACTTACCATTACAGGTGATACTAGTACTGCAAGTAACGCAAGAATTACTGTTGATGCAGTTACTTCTGGTGTAATTACTGCTTTTACAAAATTAGTTGGTGGTTCAGGTTATACTAGTGCTGGTGAATCAGTTACTCTTTCAGAGGGTACTGGTAGTAGTGCTACTGCAACTGTAACTATTACTGGCGACATTACACTTACCTCTACTACTGCACACGGATTAAAAGTCGGAAAAATGACTGTATTGCAAGATTTTGCTGATTCAAATTACAATGGAACCTTTATCGTTAATGCAATAAGTGGTTTGACATTTAATGTAACTGCGACATTTACTGCAACAGGAGTAGGTACTATGAATGCCAACTCTGCTAATAGTGCAAGTCTCGAAGTAACTGCACAAAATAATCCAGGTGTTGCTGATAGTATGGTAGCTGGAGAAATTTCTTTGTTTGACTCAGGAGGTTTGCTTGTATCTACTACAACTACTGCTGTTCCTGTAGCTATTGGTAGTTCTACATGGCAAGCCACTAGTCTTGAAAGAACTAGCGTAAATTCTGCTACTGCTGGAGATGGAAAACTAAAATATATTGGCATTGAAACAAGTGATTTTACCGTTGACTATTCGGCTACTATCAAAATGGCTTCAGGTCCAGGTCAAGTAGTTGGTATTAATCTACTCAGAACTCGCTCAGCCTCTACTATCGCTGTAGAACCTAATGCAATTAGATTAACTTCTACTGGTAATACTACCTACATATTTTTACAATCTACTACTACAGTTAATCTTCAAACAGATGATGAATTGGAAGTAGCAGTAGTTAATTATGATGGTACTCCTGCTTCTGTAGATGTTCAATATTCTAAAATGGTATTGACACAAGGGGCATAGGTTATTCTAGACAAAATACCCTTATTCCAAAAATCACCTAAATTTTATTGGCAAATATTGGTGAGATTGCAGAACTTGTAAACGCACAGAATCTAAAGCTTGATGTCGGCTCTAATCGATATATTATGCTTCAGGATCTTGACTTTCATCTGGGAAGACCCGAAGCAAGAGAGCCAACAACTGATGGCTCAGTCCAGTATTTCTACGGCAAAGGAGATCACTTTTTTGATGCAACTCTACTATTAACTACTCCAGAAATTTCCTCATTTAATGCATTTACTGAGCTTAATAATGACGGAGATCTTCCTACTACTCCCTTCAAAATTATCTCAGAACCCCGAGGAGGTGGAGCAAATGTTACAATTACAGTAAATGCACAGCTTCCTGATTTTAATATCATAAAGCCAGTTGAAGGCGGTCTGATATTTCGTGTCAGATTCAGAATAATTAGTGATGAAGTTTCGGTGGTTTGATTGGCAGATAATCTGTACTTGTCTGCTTTGAGAACACAGTCTCTTCCATTTAGAATACAGGAATTAATTAATTATAAAATTCTCACTATTGCAAACCAGACATTACTTGAGGCAATCCATCAGGAGGCAATCAAAAAAAAGATGCCAAAGAGATACATCCATAGCATTCAGTCTGACTTTGATGGAACATATCTTTGGATTTGGGTTGACTTTAAGGGAGAAAAACTAGAGCCACTTGATGAGTTCTTTGAGGAGGGAACAAAACGGCATTTCATCAAACCCAAACTCAAAAAGGCACTTCGCTGGTTTCAGGATGGTGTAAAGTATTTTTCAAAAGGCCACTACGTTAGTGGGATTCAGGCAAGACATGTATTTTCTGAAGGGTTCAAAAAAGGATACCCAGAGTTTAAGAAAAAACTTGTAGATGAACTTGAAAGTGAATTAGGGAGAAGTATGCTCTTTGGCAGATAGGGAAGACTCTGTTCACATCAAAATAAAAATTGATGTTGATCCGCAAGACAAGGAGTTTATTGAAGGTCTCTCATCAGAGATGGCAAGAGCAGACGAGATAAAAGTAAAAAAAGAAGTAAAAATAAAAGAAGAACCAAAAAAGAAAAAAGAAAAAGTATCTGGTGCTGATTTTGGTGTACCTACATTTGAGCAAATAGAAACTCGTCATCTAAAAAAATTCATAAAAAAACTCAAAGCAGAAATCAAAGGTGCAGACAGCAAAGACCCCAAAGTAATTCTAAAAAAATTACAGCTAGAAAAAGTTACTTTACAGCAAAGGAAATTCATGCAAGGTCCAGTTGGAAGGATAAACAGACTATCATCGCAAGCAGCATCAAACATGATAAAATTTGCAACAAACCCTAGTGCATTTTTTATTGCTGGACTAACAAAAATCATATCAAAGTATGGTAAAGGAGCAGCCAAAGGTGGAATCTATGCAGTACTTGCAATTCTGATTTACGAGACTGTTCTTTTTGTAATAGACCAATTTATGCAACCAGGAAGAATGCTTGACAGACGTTTTAAAAGAATTGCAAGAATTGAGACAATGAATTTTTATGCAAGACAACTCCAAGAGGAGCTCCGACACGGATACCAAGAGATTCGAATAACTACAATGCAGGGACTGCGCGGAGGTCAATCACAGGTAAACGGAAATCTTTTTGAATTCTCAAGTGGCACAACTGGAATTTTACAGTTTTCACCTTATCGCAACAGCCAAGAAATCTATCGAAGTCAAAATGCAAGCGGTTCAGTTACTGATGCGCAAGGCAACCCAAGAAGAAGGAACGTGTTTAATCCTGGCAGATAACACGGCAATTTGGAGGGCAACAGTAGGCAATGCCACAGAAGGAGGAGCCTTACCACTAAACAAAATAGTATTTAATTCAGAGCCAGTTGTTGCAACTGGGAGTTTTGTGTTTAACACTGAAGTAAACTATAGAAATTCAACTCCTGAGAATCCGCGAGTTGCAGGACAAATAAACGAAGTGCAAGACATGGGATTGCAGGGAATAGATGTTCAAATTACAGGACAGCTAAGGCAAACTCGATTAACTGATCCAAATCAAAATTTGCCTAACAGAGATTTGGCTCATCTTGTAACATGGCTACAAGAAGACAAGACACTACAGAGTGATTTTCCCAAAGGTCGATTTGGTCTGCGAATGGATGATATGCCACAATTCAACATTACACCTGCTCTGACTTTTGGATATGTCTTGGCTCAAGCAAGAATAATCAGAGATGGTGAATACAAGCAAAAGGCAGGTGTTGTTCTGACTTTGAGATTCAGTGGTGATCCAACAGGTCTTGGAACATAGAAAAATACCCTTATTCCAAAAATTACCTAAATTTTATTGGCAAATATTGGCAACATTAAAAATTTCTTTGTAACATATTTTACTGTATCAAGTAGCTATACTACAACACAAGACATTACAGGAGATGTACTTGGAATTTCATTTACTGATACAGGATCTGGACAGGTAAACGAATGCATCTTAAAGCTGACAGGTGCGTTTGGTAATTTCATTACAACCAAAGGGTCTGAACCTGTAATTGAACAGTTTGACCGATTCAGAGTACAAGCAGAAGACTTGGTAGGAAACACATATGACAGATTCTTTGAGTTTAATCCACTTGTTGTACCATCACAGACCAAGACTGACGGAACTATCTTAGAGCTAAATCTAATTGGTATCGAATATCACACACAGAGAATTAATTTTGCAGGGAGGTTCTTTTTTGCTGATGCGTTTCGTGTTGCACGAGAAATTGGAGTTAGCTATAACGACAACAGAAATTCTTTGCAACCAACATTAAATGGACATGCTATAGGATATGTACAATCAAGTGGGTTTGGAAATGGATTTCCAAATTTTACAGTCAACCACTATGAATATGGACTAGTTGAGGATACTGGATATAATCGCTGGAACCAAATGCTTGACAAGCTTGGTGCCTCTGTTGCTTTTGGCGGTGTCTTGGATTATTTTGAACTGGGATTTGAAACCCCCAATGTTAATGAGTTAGACATTGCACTGTTCTCACAAGGAAGCAGAAGTATTAATCTCAGTGATGATGCAGCACTTCCAACTTTAAAACAACCACAAAGCGGAGATGCCGTTTTTAATGTCAATATTGGTTCTACTGATGTAGGAATCGCTGCTGCTACTGCAACACAAGTTGCAGCGTGGGGTTCACAAACGCACGGCTCGTTACCTACAGGTCACTCAAAATATGTAAGTGGTGTTGATCAGTTTATCTTTAGACCACAATGGGATGAGAATATTTTCTATCTCAAAGACTCTCTTGTAAAGTATCTTGATAACAAGCACTTTTTAGCACTCAATGACATTACAGGAACTCCTCCCTTTACTGCGCCCCCAAGTGATCCTACAAACTGGCAACAAGTTGACATGTCAGACGAATTTGGAGATACAATCCAATACTCTGAATGGACTGATGATAAAGTAAAGGAATGGGCAAACTGTGGTGCCAATCCTAGCGAAGTAAATCAGACAAATGAAGTCATTACGCCAGATACTGCAAACGGCAAGCTTGGTGCTACAATGTTTGACATTAACATTGTTGTATTGGATAATACCATTGATGCCAAGTTTCTTAGAACTTGGGTGGACTTTAAGATTAGTGATGGAGGAGGTCAAGTAGTTCTTATCACTGTAACTAATGCTGGCTCTGGATACACATCTGTACCAAATGTAACTATTAGTGGAGGAGGTGGTTCAGGAGCTACTGCTACTGCAATTCTATCTAATGGACAAGTAACTATAATCACTGTAGATGATGGTGGCACTAACTTTACATCTACTCCGAATGTCACAATAGATCCTCCTGTATCTGGAGTTACTGCTACTGCAACTGCAACTATAGTTAGTGGCGAATCAATAGCAGTTGCTGCTGACAGATGGGCATATTCAGGACAGCAGAACCAATTCCCAGTTGGAAGACGAATGCTAATTGATGGTGTTGCAACTGGATTTACAGGAAATGATTCAAACGGAATTCCATTTCTAAATAACATTGCTGAATGGAGTGGTGAGGAATGGATTGTAAAGTACAGACCAGCAGACACTGGAACTGATCTTGAAAATATGCAGGTAGTAGTAATTGATGAGGGTCTAATTTACCAATGGAACACTAGTGCCCACCCAAACATATGGAGTGTCGTTACTGGGGATTTAGCAGTTGACTGTCTACACCAGTACACTAGTATTTCATCATCAGAGTCATATGATCCAAAACCTGCTGAGACTGACAGCACTAATCACCCAGATGTAACAAAAGACGGAAACCCATTTGCAACTAACATCTTTTCTGCTCTTGAATTCAAGTATGAAATGGGAAGCAATTTTCTAACTCGATTTCTTTCTGGCTCAACTACCCCCGTAGGGGATTTTTTCAAAAAAGGAGCATGGGCTGTATTTCGTATTCCGTTTTCTCCAAATAATTTGGGCTCACCATCAGTTACTGTAGGAAATATCTTTGGAACTGCCACCCCATCAGGAGCATTTGGGGAGGATAGCTTGCAGCCATCCTTTCTTGATACGCAAAACATGACGTGGACTAGTAGAGGAACTAGAGGATTCAATCAAACAAAAAGCGAGGACTTGGGACAGCTACAAGAGCTTACAGCAATTATTAAAATTACAAATCTAACTCTTGGCAGTCCTCCTGCAAAACTTGACGGAATTACTACTGTTAGAATTTGGATGATAGACAGATATGACAATACAGTATTTTATGACGTAGAGATTCCCTTTGTTGATGTATTTTTTCCAGTAACTGTTCCGTTTTCATCATTTAAGATTTACAGAGGAAGAAAGCCCAGATTCTTTGATCTTGCACTAAAAAATATTGGCTCGTTGATTTTACCACAGGAGCTTGAAATTGTAAATCGATTTGCATTTCGAGAAATCCAGTTTGTAGGATTTCAGCTACAGAACTTTTATGACGAGTTTGGACGATTTGCACCTGACTTGTCTGGGGATGCATTGGATTTTGATATAAACAATAGTTCACTTGCCAAACTTTTTGGAGGAACACTTGCAATAACTATTGATGACTTTCATTTTACAAAACCACTTTTAGCAATTGCACGACAGCCTGCAACTGATAGAAATCTGGAAGCGCAGTTTAGAAAAAGACCTCACATTATCTCATTTAAACAGCTACAAAACGATGCACAGACAGAACTTGAAAAAGAACAATTCCAACTAAAGCAGTACCAAATAGAGACTGCTGGTGGTGAGCTGTTTTCACTAAAATTTGGTGATGGATACTTTTTTGAAAATGATCAACTAGTAAATGATCAGGATGATTCAACTAATCCTAATGACAAAAAGATAAAGCTTGTAGTAAAGCATGTCCAGTACAATCTAACATCTCCTGGTACTGGTGAGGGGGGATTTACTAGAACCATCACATCAGTTAAGAGGTTTGTTTAGATGGGCAAAGGTAGACTCTTCTCTGATAGCTCAAATGATGAGGTGTATAACACTCAGACTAATAATGAAAATTATGTCCTTAGTTCCCAGCAAAACGCACAAGGTTTGGGGGGAGGTGTTTTTAATGATTCCAGTGGATACGGTAACTTTCGACAGTCAGGTAGAGATCAGAGAAATGCAGACCTTAAAGGTGCATTGTTTCGTGGAAACCTTGGATTTTTAGAACAATCAGCATTCATAGATGCTACAACTAATACCCTGAATCTACTAGTTGACCAAAGTAATAATCCTGTAGCTGAAACTTCTACTGACAGGTTTACAATAATTTCTGGTTTAGGAACTAGTGTAGATTTAATTACAATTCTTGGAGCACAACGACCTGGTCAGCGATTAAGAATATACAATACTGATGGAAATACAATTACAATAAAAAATACAGGTTCAGCAACTCCTGATACAATTTTTACACCAGGAGCAGTTGACTTTGTATTATCTGGAAACGATGTAGTTGATTTAACATATGACATTATATCTGCAAAGTGGAGAATAGTTGGAGTAACAGGCGGTGGTACACCTAGCACATCATTTCCAATTCTATATCCAAAAGAAAACTTGACTCCCGCTGCTGGTGGTACTGCGACAATTAATCTTAGTGTAGAAACAGGAAACGCAAAACAGATTCAGTTCCCTGCTGGCAACATATCATTTGAAATTTCTAATGACCCTGCAAATACGGTAGCGGAAATTGTTCGTGTTATGTTTATTCAAGATGGGGTTGGCAATCGTATGCTAACTTCAGTTGATCCTACCATTAAGGATGGGGCATTAATGAATTCTCTTTTAGACCCAGCTGCTAATGCCAAAACAATATTTGAATTAGCGACAATGGATGGGGGAATAACCTATCATGTAATGTTGGTGGATCTCTCTCAATCTGCTGGTGGGTTACTTAGTACACTGGCTATTGATATAGATAAAGACTGGGCGGGACGATTCATTACAAATATTGCAGGATTTGATCTGTTTGCAAATTCTGTTGCAAATAATATTACAAACATGGGTGGTATTAGTTTTGTTTCTGATGGTGCTGTAAGTAGAGGACAGTTTGGGCGTTCAGAATTTTTACTGCCATCAGTTGTTCCAGACGGACTAGTAACAAACATACCAAACACTCAGAATATCACTTGGACTATAGATGCAACTGAAAAATTTCAGCTTGATGGACCAAGTAACAAGCTAATTACCAGTGTAGATTTTGATATGAATACATTTGATATTCTAAGCATTGACAGAGCAACTTTTGTTAATAGTGAAGGGGTGGTAAGTGCAGTTACTGACAGTGCAATTTTACTAAACTCTTCTAATCAGTTTCAATTCAATACCGCAGAAACTAATGACTTTGTATTTAGTCTACAAAATATTGCTGCTTTCATAATAGATAAAAATCCCAGCATTTCAGACCAAGTAGATGTCACTATACAATCAGATAGTACAAATCTCAACTCTATACCCCTTTTGAATATATCAAGATCTACTTCTATTCCTCCATCCCCATCAACTGTAGGTTCACTTGTTTTCAAAGCTGGTACAACAGCAGCAAGTGGGGTTGTAGAGTATGCTGCAATTGTTGGTGGGATTGAAGACAATGCAGGCGGTTCAGTTGATGGTTCGCTAAGTTTTGATGTTACGCTAGCCAACAGTGTAACTCCGTTTATGACTCTGAATGATAACAGTGATGGAGTCATCAAGGCTCTTAGAGATTTGGATATGAGTACATTTAATATTTTTGATATTGATCAAGCCAAATTTGTTGCAGACTCTACAATTACTGTAAATACTGAAAGTGTAATTCTACTTAACACTGGAAGTCAGTTCCAATTCAATACAGCAGAAACTAATGACTTTGTATTTAGTTTTGATAACAATGCAGGAGTTATCTTTGATCATGATACTGTAACTCCTGCTAGAATTCTAACTGTTCAATCAGACAGCACTGATATCAATTCTACTTCTCAAATTAACATCACACGAGCTCGTGAACCTGCAATATCTCTACAAACTATTGGTCAGCTTGGCTTTAGGGCACCAGATGATACCAATGCGGGAACACTAGAGTATGCATCTATTGTAGGAAAAATTGAAGATGCTAGTACTGGTTCCATTGATGGCTCCTTGGGTTTTGATGTAACAGTAGGTGGCAGTCCAACTCGATTTATGAATATTAATAATAATAATAATGGAATAATTGAGGCACTAAAAGATGTGACACTAGTAAACACATCTCTTAACCCTGTTCTAACTTTTTTTAGAAACCAAACTGGTGTAACTAATAATGCATTGGGAAATATTATATTTAGAGGTCAACAATCAAACAATAATCCGTTTACCTATTCTAGAATATCTTCTGAGATTAGTGATGCAACTCTAGGACAAGAAGACTCTATCATTACACTAAGTACAACTAATGATGGAATACTTGATAACGTACGACTAGTTGTAAATGCCGACTCTTCACAAATACTGAGATTTTCCTCAGAAACTCCTACTGCTGGCTTTATTGCACCTGAGATTGAACTTCGTGCTATTGTTGGATCAGTTCCTCCAACTGGTACGGTAAAAAATATTGGTGACATAAATTTTGATGCTACTACAAATGATGCTGGTGGCATAGGAGCTGTAGAAGAATTTGCAAAAATAATTGTAGACCAAGAAGAATCTGATATCACTAATGAATCAGGAAGTATGAGGTTTAGAGTACGAGACCAGACAGCAACTGCTGGAGCTCTCAAGACATATTTGCAGTTTAATGATGGCAGTAGTGGAATAATTGAAGCACTAAAGGACTTGAAAATGGGCGCACACTTTGTCCAGTTTTCACAAATTACAGTACCTGCTGATGCAACAGTAGGCAATTCAGAAGGAAATGTATTTTTTGATAATACAACTGATCCTCCAATTTTAAAAATAAAAAAGAAAAGCAGTGTGGGTGTTGTTTCTATAGTCAGTTTAGAGGGTACTGGTGGTGGTGGAATATCATTTCCAATAGACTTTCCAGAAGAGACAGATAGAGGAACAGTTACAACAAACCAAACCATAAATTTTACAGATAGCACACGTCATTCTGTTGCCATGACAGTAGGAACAGCTACAATAACATTGGACTTGACAAATCCACCAACTGACAAACTGGCATTATCTAGTATTACAATGAAACAAGATCCAACAGGTGGTAGAACATTCTCATTTGTTCCAACTGTGGGAAATGCTGTTACAATAACAGATGCGTTTGCTGCATTATCTGGAGGTGAGAGTATTTCATTTATGGTAGAATTTGAACGTGGATTTTTTACTGCATATCTAAAGACTGGAAATATTGTAAGTGGAGGTGGGGGCTCACTTTCAGAACCAATTGAATTAGGATTTAATGAGGCAGTAACACAAACACCACCAGCAAAGACACTCATTCGAGGAGATCTTTTTAATCCAACACATGTCGCATTAGACAAAAGCATTGAATTACAGCTTGATATATCAGCTAATCTAAGCAAATACAAATCACTTTTTGTAATTTTTGATACTACAGGTGGAAGTTTTACTGTAACGTGGCCTCCAAGTGTTACAAATCCACCAATAATTACAGATACAGTAGCTCAAAGAATCTCAGTTATCTTATACACAATTGATAATGGTACAACTTGGACTCATGCCACAAGTACTGGAAGCAGTACAGGTGGTGAGTTCACTGGTCCAATGACTGCTGACCATAATTATAACAACTTTAGTGTAACTGGAGCAGCCACATTTGATTTTTTCCAAGCAGGACAATCAATTCAAAACAAGGCAGATCCTGATGGTGGAATATTATATAATGTCAATAATTTGCAATCCCATATTTTTAGATCAGTTACAGATGAGATTGCACGATTTGAAGAAGCAGCACCAAATGTATTTCGTCTTGATATGCTTAATCATAAAATTATAAACACTCAAGACATTTCCTTTGATTTAGATGCTGTATTTGCAGGCGCAGGCGCAACCCCCACAATTGGATATGATGATTTAAATAACTTATTGCACTTTAATGTTCCAACTGGAAAACAGTTTAACTTTATTGAAAATAACGCCAGTGGTGGATTAGGAGTTAGATTAAGTCCTGCTAGTGGTGGATCAATTACTTGTGATGTTGTTAATGCAAGTGTTGTTTTACAGTTAGGATCTGATCCAACTGCTCCATTAGTTGTTGGAGAAATTAAAAGTAACGGAACAGACATTACAGCATTTTCAGGTGGTGCACTTAGAAATTTCAGTGATATAGGATCTCCTTCAAATGAAATAGTAGATGGCGATTCCAAAGTACTTGTAACTGATTCAGGAGTTCCAACTGCTGCAAAAATTGAATTTATAATTAATAATAGCGTAGCAGGCTCATTTACAAATCTTTCATTTTTACCTGTCTTGCCAATTGACATGATAACTGCAAAAGATATTGTTGCTTTGAGTAAACTTAGATTTACAACAAATACGGATACAATCGGTGTCACAGAAGCTTCTATTGCAGTTCGTTCTAGTGACATGTTATTCAATGTTACAAATGCAGTAGATGAATATCAGTTAAAATTTGCAGGGGTTCTAAAACACACATTCACTCAAACTCAACTAACATCTCCAAATATTATTTTGAGTAATACTTTAACTTTTAATGATAATGCAGCAGATCCAATAGCCACAGGAATATTTGCTAGAAATGGCAGCAGAATGAAAGTTGAATCATCTGATTTTGTAGTTCAAAGAACCACTGGAACAGGCAATCAATCTGCGACTCTAAGTCTTGTCAAGATTGATGCATCCCCTGCTGGTGGAGATAATGTTGGTGCTCTTCATTTCAGTTTGTTAGATTCGCCAACTGAAACAATATATGCTCAAATTATTGGTGAGGTCAAAGATCCTACTGATTCTGGAAAGTTGAGTTTACAGGTAAGAGCAGATAATGCTACACTTACTGATGCATTAGTAATTAATGGTGGAAACAATAATGTTAGAAGTTATCTAAGTATTCCTGCAAGAATTACATCTGGTTTGGGATTTGGATTAATTGATGAGACAGGACCTACAACAAAATTTAAAATATCCCCATTAAGTGCTGCCACAATTTTAGGAATGGTAGTTCAAGATAATGCAGGTTTTACTGTGGGAAATGCGGGAACAAATGCAATTCCTATGGTTTCATCCCTTACAGCAACAGCAGCAGGAGCAGATGCTGCTTTTGGAGATCATAAGGGTGCTATGGGCTTTTTAGATACTGGTTCAGTTTTAACATTATTTGTCAGACAAATAAACGGAGATTGGGGAGCTCAAGTGATTGCTGGATATGGAGTTTTAACATAAAATAAAAAAAAAGAGAAAATCCCTTTAAACAATAAAACCTTTAAAAAATGAACACTCCATTTGGTATGACAAACCTGCTAGGTGAAGATGATGGGTAATGTCCATTTTTGGTTTACCTCTATCTATGTTTCAGACTCCAGAAATAGAGGAAGACTTGCCTGACCATTTTATCTCACTTCCATTTTTTCGCGGAGCTTCAGGAAGCACGCCAGAACCCAGTGGACAAATTAGTTTGGGTGTTAATGACATAGATACTGTAAAACCTCTTATTCATGATGTTGATATTTCTGTTGGTACATCAAGGTCAATTCATGAAGCAGATGATTCAACACCTTATCAGAATTTATCAGGAAATGACGCATTTATAATTTTAATTTTACAAGCAGGCGATACAGTAAATGGTGTTCCAGCTAATTACAAAATTTGGGATTCACCCACTACAGATACTGCTACAGGAACAGAAAGATTTGATACGCAGGGTGGTAATCTTGCAAATAATATGAACGCAACACAACAACGAATTACTTTGGGACCATTCAAAATATCAAATAATAATTATTGTGTGATAAATCCTATTGCCAATAGTGATTTGAGAGTTAGAGATTATCTTGCTTGGGTTGTAGAGCGAGGATGAGACAGTTGTATGTCTCAGCAAATTATGACTATAGTATCTATTTTACAAAAGATACTAGCGGAGGCAGGTGACGTGGGGGATAAGGAATATCTATCAAAAAAACAGTTTGATGGAAAACTATTCAAAGAAATTTCAGCAGAATTTGTCGCAAATGCTGTACAAATTACCCATATTGTTCCTGCTGGAAAAACATTCTATTTAGTTAGTGCTAAATTATATCCTGTAACAAATGTTGTTACTGCAACTGGAGCATTGGCAGATGTTGATAGGTCTGTAGATGTTGAATTAAAATTTGATGGTATTCTTGTTGATGTTTTAACTTATACTTGGCATTTTGAGGGAGATGGAGGAAATAGGGCAGCAGCAGGGAATGCAGGACAGTTTGATAGTGGAATAATTGATTCTTTTGATGGGGATGGAGTAAAAGTAATTGAATTAACAAGTACAAGCACATCGGGAACTTATCGTGTGTCTTTAATGGGATTTGAAGAAGACACAGGAACTGATCCTACATTACTTGCTCAATCAATTACAGTGGATGCTAATATTACAGGAGAGGCAACAGACATTGGATTTATTCAAGACCGTGTATTAACTGGAAATTATTTCCATGTAATTACTGATATTAGCGTTCCTGCAAATAAAGCAACATTTACTGTACCTGATGGAAAAACTGCATTCCTCCTTGAGGCAAAAATTACAATGATTACTAATCCAGGTCCAGGTGCTACTCAAAACGATTCAATAGTTGCAACATTACAAAAAAACATAAACACAACAATTACAGAATTTTCTAAAGCCAAAATAGGTCTAGCATCTAATACATTTACAGGTGTAAGAGAAATTGGTGGTGCAGGTTTTGGTGCTGGTGGTTATTGTCCATTTAATGTAAAGGGATTCTCACTAGTAGGCTCTGGCGTACTTAATAAAATTGAAATTGAAAATACATTAGATAGTGGCAGTGCAATGGCTGAATTTTCAGGTTATCTAGTATAGAATTTTTCAAAAATACCTTTAAACCAGAGATCGACTTTGATTCATGGCAGATACAAATACAGCAATAGTCGGTGGAATTGGCGTTGCAGGTTTTGTAATCGCAGTGGTATCTTTAGTAATTGCGGTGACATAAATTAAGTAATCAAGAACAAAACCTAAGCGTTGAACAATTCCTTGCACAAAAAAGAAACGAGCTTGTAATTTATCTACAAAAGGCAAGCGAAGTTTCCACAAAAACCTTTGATGAGCTATCAAACCAAATCATACAGCTAGCACAAATGGTACAAAACAAAGATGCAGAGATAAAAAACCTGCAAGAACTGTGTGATAAAAACAAAATAGACTATAAACCAAAAGAAGCACCACCACCCCAAAAAAAGTAGGTTGACATGCAAAGGACTATGCCTTAGATACAAGGCAGATAAATTTATTATTTTTAGATATGCAAACGGCCAAAAGCGATGCACTACTTGCTCTGAATATTTGCAATACTCTGGAATTTTTTGTCCGTGTTGTAAAACAAAACTCCGTCTAAAGCCCAGACGAAAAAAACTCAAAGAGACACTAAAATCTCTGACTGTAGGGGTTCAATAATTATTGAATCTTTGTTGGAATTTTAATTACGATGCTATAACTCCAAATACCTTTAAGATTTTTTAATATTTTAAAACATGAAACTCTTTGGAGTTATTTTAACACTAGTTGTAATTCTGATATTATTTGCAGTTTTCTCAAAGAGCTTTTGTATTTTTTTTAACTGTCAGCTAAGTATAGCTGACTTTGGGATGGAGACACTTCTTGCAATGGGGATGGCTACATTTCTTGTTGTAGTAATTGACATTCATCTCACTCGTTACAAGTTTTGGCGGTTTTGCAAGATATCCCTAATGCAGTTAAAGTCAGTCTCTAAAAAAAAGAGAGAACACACCCCTATTTCCACTAGCTATCCCTCCAAAAAAGAACTCCTTGATGTAATAGAGTTTATGCAGATTCATGAATCACTAATGTTTGGTGCATTATCTTTTGAGCAGACAGTTGCAATTCGTGTCAGACTAAAGCTGTACAAAAATGGTTTAAAATCAAACCAGGATATCACGTTTCAAATATTTCAAGACCTTGATGAATATCTCAAAAAGCTACTCACCAGATTTAAGCCTCCACGTTACATTATGCTGGCAACTAAGTATTTTGGGGGCTTCTGATCCTTTATCCAAAAACAGATTGTTCTCATCCTCAATTATCTGACATACCCCATCATCATGATTGAGGGGCTCATAAAATCCACTAGTCTTTACTTTATCTCCAGTATTTATCATCTCTATTTTCAAGATATTGTTCATGAGAGCCGTAAGACCACAAATTATAATTTCTGATATTTCCTTAAAGGTATTTTTGAATGGGACATTCAATGATAATTGTATGTGGTACGTTGTACCATTTATTTTAAATAACAGTGCTTGGTGTACAATGTACCATTGAAACTAAAAACATACACTTGTAAAAATCAAAATTTTAACGGCAAGTCATGTAAAAATGAGTTTTCATCAAGAAAAAATCCCAAGGCAAAACTAGCCCGTGATAAACCTCGTTGTAGAAAATGTGGGCAGAGGGTATGATGATAAAGTCACTTTCAGTTTTACTAGTTTTGAGTGTCTGTGTTGTCTCTCTAGCATCTACAATCCCTTCAGCATATGCAGAACTTGAAATAAATAATAGATTGGTAATTGATGCTACTACTGTAACATCTGATGGTACAACACTTGGACTTTTTGCAGGTGATATGTTTGGATTTTACATAGAATCAATTGGAGATTTAGATGGGGATGGCGTAATAGATTTGGCAGTATCGTCTTATCAGGATAATAATGTTAATCAGCATAATGACGAGGGTTCTGTAACTATTATGTTTATGAACA